ATGCCTAAGAAAAACCTACATGTAGTGCAAAATGGTGTGCAGTGGAGTGTGAGACGCACGGGATCATCACGTTCTTCCTACATATTCAAGACTAAAAATGATGCCAGCTTCTTGGTAGCGGAGTCTGAGCCCGTATCGCTCGACACATTATCATCGTCGTTGTCGAGGTCTTGCCATGACGGCGTGTTAAAGGTCAGACCGCCACTGCTGAGAAGGGCGGCGATTGCAGCATCAACAGAAATAACACCAGCCTGCACAAGACGGGATTTTTCTGCGGTAATTTGCTGGAAATACGGGGAAAAGATTTCAGGGACGACGACATCGGCCACTTCAACTGTGCCTGTTGCCATAATAACAATACTCCTAAGTTGAGTTGAGTTCTTTAACTTGACCTCAAACCCAACCCCATGGCTGGCGAGCTGTCATTCCTTCTTCTTGATGATTCCAATATGCCCATGCATAAAAGTAATCTGCGGAAACGCTATATCATAGAGGGCCTAAAGTAAACCGGTTTTGTCGACACCCTTCAATCATCGCGCCATTCTACCTTGACCATTTTAGCGCCCTTGATACTGATCGCGGCCATTATTCCATAATCATGACAAACTGGCCTCCCTTCATACTCTCCCCAATTACATTTTTTATTGTCCGTCATAAAAGATGGGATACGCTTTGGAAATGCAATCAAGGGGGTAGTTTGCCGCTGAATAAGAGCTATACCGCAATCCCCTATTGAGCAACACGGCGCGAACCACTTCTCCCATTTTGTCCCTACAACTTGATTCCACACTTCCCATTCAATTATGTTTTGAAAACTCTTTGCGACCGTCTCAAACTTTACAACCGACGCACACCCTTCAGGCGGAAATTTTAAACCATACACATCACGGGCCACGCCACCATCAAGTCTCTTACCAATCATGAGACCTGCGAAATCCTTTGATCCAGCGTTGGGGAAAAACGCATCCCAATCGATCCTGGCTTCAGGTCGTGTAATCGTCATTGTTTTTACGTGGGCGCTGAGTTAATGCGGATCCTGCGGCTGTTTTTGCGGCTTTGCTGGACCGTGGATTCCTAAGCACCTTCGATGCCGCCGCCATGGCGCGCTTGCTAGTAATTTCTTTATGTGGGGGTCGTTTTACCATTGTCTTAGTCTCCTGTATTCCCGAGCCAAAGCTGTTCTGACGAATTCCGGTGGCACATTCATTGGGTGATCGCCCTCGTAATGGCATAGGTCGCCGTCTTGGCAGGGGCATGCTAGATCACCGTATTTACACTGCATTTTTTAAACCTTCGTTAGTGAATCTCTGTCGGGACATTTCCCGCGATGTGAACTTTGACTTCCTCGTTAGCGAATGCGTTGCCTAAAAACATCCCCAACATCTGCATGACGGTTTCTTCGTCATCGTCGCGGAACGCTTTCGTAAATCTTTCACGAACGTCGGGTGGCGTCGTCACCCCGTTACAACAAGAAAAGTCAGGGCAACATTCATCGCGTTCATCGTTGTGCACCGAATTTCCTTTAACCCATTCGTTAAGCTGATCTAAAACTTCCATCGCTATACCCTCCAAATCCTTCCTAATGAATAATCTGCCGTGGCCCGGTTGATGGCTTGAGGTTGTTAAGATCAACCTCATAATCCTGATCATAACTGGCGCAGTCTTCGTCAAGACAATCCGACCAGTTGTCAACGCCGGGGCAGACCGTGAAGGGCTGATCGCAGGTGTCACAGATATGTTCTGTAACCCTGACCCCATACTCATTCGTATGCTCACCTGTTTTCATTCTTCACGTTCATTCAGATACGAGGCGACGCTTCTCAGTGAAAACAGAACCTCAGCACCATTCTTGCCGACCATGTTCCTCACTTGCTCCAATGATTTACTCTGCCCCGTCGTGAATACCTCATCGCCGTCTTCGACCAAGATGCAGAACAAAGTTTTTTCTGGCCGCTTGTTGGAATCGTCAACGACTTCAGCAATGCTATAAACGCCGGTCATTTTCGGCGTAATGACATAAAGTAAGAAATCGCAAGCCTCGCGCTGGCGAATTTCCTCGGCCATGCAGTCTAGCGTCCAGTCGTCCACCACCGGATTGAAGAAATCAATTTCAAGTAGATCAATTAGCTGTTCGCGCCAATTGCTATCGTTGCAAGTGCCGCCAAGAAATACCTTGTTCATCGCCTTCGTTCATTCTCTGTTAAAGGCACTATAAAATCGTTCTGTAACCGTAACGCTATGCTCGTTCGTATGCTCACCTGTTTTCATGTCTTACGCTCCGCTCATAAATGAACATTCCGTTCGATAATTTGTCCACCGCGATCATGAATATAAAGTGTAATGTGTTGCTTAACAGCTACATCTCTGGCTTTTTCAATGGCATCATTTTTAGTCTTGAATATGTAGGAAGAACGTGATGATCCCGTGCGTCTCACACTCCACTGCACACCATTTTGCACTACATGTAGGTTTTTCTTAGGCATTTGTTTCTCCTTGCGATAGGCTTTGGCCCCCGCCATGCCTCCTTACGGTTTGGCATCATCCCGCCGATCACACGGGAAGGTAAAAAACCGGGGGCCAAATTATTGCGGGCAGGGCGCTAAACCTGCTTCCCCTAATGTGAACTCGGGGTATCGAGTGAGACACTGGAGCCTTCCACATTGGCTCCGCCCTGTTGCCGCTGAGGTGCATTCTTACAGCCGCCGCAATGTTAATAATGTAAACTATGGAAATCTTGTAATCAACATTCCTATGCCGCCATCGGCGGCATGGTGGCACCAATTGTTGAACCCGCAGCCGAGGCCAGGGCTTTTGCGCGATCAATGCCGTGTTCCTTAACAACAGATCCTTGCGCCGTGATATTCCAATTGTCTTTTGTCCATGGGTTTTTACCAGTGGCGTTGCCTTGGTCTCCACCGCCTTTTCCACCGCCACCCGTCGATGCCGGCCACCAATGCGGGCGCGACTCCTGCATGTCACTAAGCCAATCTGTCGCCGTCACGCCTGGCGTGGTTCCGACATTATCTTTAGTGAGAATTACCCCGTCATCAGCAACTTCAAAAACACGATCAGCCATTATAATAATATCTTCAATAGCCGTAGAAACAACTTTTGCGTCTATTGCAGCCTTTCGTACATCTGTTTCGATCTTGCCTTTGGTAATGGTCCCGGACAATTCAACGTTTGCGGTTTCCAATTCAGTATTGCTTTCGCGCAACTTGGTTAGTTCACGCTCAAGAGGAGCCTTCTCACGGTTAACACGCTGAACAACAATAGCGTCCAACTTGTCTTCGTCTATCGTGCCTCCCTGGCCCGCATCAACACGCGCCTGGAGCTCATCAAAACCATCAAGCTTTTTATGAACCTCATCCGGATCAAGGTCGCCAAACAGCGTCAATTTGGCCTTGGTATCTTTATGCGCATCCTTTTCGTCTTTAAGCGCGCGTTGTATGCGGGCGACATCCGCTTCGGTTTTAATCCCCTCAATGTTGACCAAAACCCATTCGCCACCACGTTCCTCAAACAGATCGATATATGCTTCAGGAACGTCTTCTTTATTCTCAAACTTAGCTTTCAGCTTCATAACGCTTAATCCTTTTCATTTTGGCCCATGCCAAAGAGTTGGAAATGGCTAACCACTCAGCCCATGCTAAGTAGTCACTTGCCTATAAGAAATCTGCCGGGTCCAAACCCGCAGCCTTAAAGGCGTCCTTCTCAAGGATTGCCAAATCCCTAAGCGATAACTCCCCTCCCCGCCGATCGACAAACTTATCCAGCGGCAGTTTTCCGAATCTGAACAAGCGCGCTTTGGTTATACCCAGCACATCGTTTTGAAACCCTACCGATTGATTACCAAGAAATTCAGCGTATGTCTGGGATGCTGGCACCCGACCCGTTAATTCGCGGACTCTTTTGCGGGAGAACGCGTCGAATTTTCCTTTTAGGCCCCGCGGCAGACCCTCCCGAGATGCCGGGGTTCGTTTCAACCCCTCGTCCTTTGAAAATTCACTGAGCAGTTGTTTCTCAGTTGAAGACTTAGCCGGGCGCTGTCCGATAACCTGATCATCAAAAATGGCCACCCTCAATGAACGACAATTAATGTGCACAGGAGGATAAGGCCCTTTCCCTAAGGGAAATATTTGTCCGTCAAGCCCACGGCAAACGGCAGATGTGCGAGAATCCAGAGTCGCAACATAAAGCTCCTCGTCGATAATATCAGCATTCGCCAGAAAAACCTCTTTTCTGGCCTGTGTGGCCATATGGTTTATGGATGTCCGCACGATAGCCGAAGCCTGGCGTCTGGTTGTTGCTGTGGTTCCGTCAGATCCTTTAAACGCCTTTGTACCGAGTACCCGGCGAACAATGCTTTGTGTGCTCTCACCCTGCACTAGACCAACTTTAATTTCTGTGGCGATCCTGTCTAAATCCGCTTTTTCCATGCTGGCTTTCCACTGACCAAGTGTCTTGCCATGAAAAGGCGACTGCGTAACCAAAGTCCGGAGGCGTTCGGGCGGCGGCGTCACCACATCCAGAATGACCGGAACAGTCAGGGATAAAACACCAGTAGCAAATCCCGTCTCTGCCGTTACCAAGGCTTTAAGCTCGCTGGATAAAGCATTAAACGCCTCATTGGTCGACGATGCCCTAAGCTTGCCAATGGCCTTGAGCAGAGCATCAAGCCGCTTTGATGCCCGTGTTCCCGTTCGAATATCAACCCCATCCTTGTTCGCCAGATTAGTAAGAACCTGTTCCATTTTCACCCGAACATCGGATTCCGATTGATCAAGGAATTTGATAATTTTTCTTCTGATTCCGGCTGAAAACCGCATCAGGCCCAACTGATGACGAACCAGCGCGTCTCTCAGCTTTTCATTCGCGGTAAGCGTCGCCATTAGTCACCTGCTGCGGCTCCGCCTTCTGCCGCGCCCTCATCAAGACCCAGCAGGCTTTCATCCTCAATGAGCTCAGTCTCCTCCTCAAAATTCATTTCGGTGAGATCGCGTTGCTGCATAATACGGTGTATAGACTGCTGACTGATCGGTGCCCCCATAGCCCTGGCCTGCATTAGTTCAAGAAGCTCCTTACCGCCAAGAGACTGTTCTGCAAATTCCAGGTTTGGTTCAACGATAACGTCATCAGGGTTGGCGCCCACCCACTCAGCCGCAATGCGCAAAGCCGCTTCCAGACCAGCAGCACCGGTCCTGGCAATGCTGACCAAATTAGCCGTCGATGCGGCGACGCGAATCTTGAGGGCATCTCCGGACTCCGCGTTGCCACCGAGGTTATTAAGCAGCTGCGATCCTTTCTGAGCGGCATCCTGTTTGTCATTCTCAAGCGCTGATCGTAATTCGCCGAGCCCCTCGGATATCGTCCCAATATATTTGGCGTCAGCACCTGGGGGAAGCTCAAGCGTTGCACCTGCACCGACACGCGTTTCCTTATCCGCACCGTCATCATTAGCGCCGATAATTACCAGCGTATCCTGGCCTTGCTGAAATAAGGCTTGCCGGTAATCGGCCTCTCCTCGATAGACCGTCATACCCAGATTGGCGAGCCCGAGTAACGGAGGCGTATCAATTGCCGGAACAAGGTCGGTTGCGTTGATAAAAACAAACGGGATGAAATCAAGCTGTTTTCCACCAATCGCCGGCTGGATAAATTCTGCGCCGGCTATGTCCCGATTGGCCCCGTCAAAAACAGCAACGGAGTAATTCCCCCCGCCACTCTCAATGCCCGTAATTGTTTCAGATATTGCCAAAAGCCGATATTTATTGTCGGTTTCCCAGGCAAAGTCAGCTCCTCTGGTTAACTCAGTTTCATCCAGAACAACAAACTCAAGACTTTGCCGCCCCCTTTCCCGTGCCGTTGTACTCCAATTGATTATTCTGGTCGTTGCATAGGCGGCAATAAACGGGATTGCCTTGTCAACCGTTGCCCCGTCGGGAACCTCAACCATAAGGCCAATACGGCCGGTTAAGAGTTGAGCCTCATTAATACGCCGCAAGAGTGCGTCGACCGGCTCACCTTCAGACGTCGCATCCTGGAGCATCGGCTCCAGTTTAGCCGGGACTTCAATCCTGGCTGGATCACGGTGCATGACCCCAACCATATTCTCGACAGCGGTTTTAATAAAATCAGGAAACGCCGCTCTAGTGCGATAGGCGTTGTAGGCTTTCTTGCCGGGCTGGGCATCACTACTCATGCCGTCGATTTCCATACCTGACGTTGCCGGCAAGTATGTAACCCCTTCGGCCTTGACCCGTCTTTCTCCTGCATAGGAGTCAAGCAGCAGTTTCCAGTCGTCTAGATGGCTTTGCCATTCCGGATGTTTTGTATCGATACCCATCAAATTTCCTTAATACGCCCCAACTGTTCTTCCGCGCTTCAGGTCCCGCTTGCCGCGAACGACGTAATATCGAGTTTCGTCGCCACAATTATGGACAACAAGCCCGCCTTCGATACAAAATGAATTTGTGTTTGGAACCGTTAGACAATAAACGTCAGCAAACCCTACATCTTCAATAGCTATGACCGTGCAGTTTTTTTTGAGCACATGATCTCGAACACGATTCCGTTTTTCGATACTTGTTGATGCTAAATACTTTTTGACATACGACGCAAATCCGTTGTTCATTATCAATTCCCGAATCGCGTCGATATGCCGCCTTGCATTTGTTGCTGCAAAACTTTGATCTTTTCCCAGAAAGCCCGTCAAATTCCCCAGAGCATTGCAGGCAGGTCTTGTAAATTCTTTTATGCAAAGCGGAGGCACAATGCTTTTCATACTGAAGTTTATGCCACTCTCGCCCCTCGCTTGATTTATGCCACCTCGCCGCAGCAAGTCTTGCGGCCGCCAAATACGGCTTCCCACGTTCGCCGGACTCTTCGCCATGAACCCGCAAGTGCTTCTGCCCTGAAATGCATACGAGATTTTCAAGTCTGTTATCGCTACGATTACCGTTGATATGATGAATGTGAAAGTTTTCTTGAATAATGCCGTTGAAATGTCCCCAAACCGCACGATGCAATCTTCTACCTTTATTTTGAAAATACACGCCACAAAGATAGTATCTGACACCGTTGAATTCCTGAATAGTCTTTGAAATAATCTTTGGCATGGACCTATCTTCTTGAAGTTTCTTATAGCATAACTTCTTTTGTCCATCATATCAATTGCTCCCACCCAACCACCCTCTGTCAGGAATTTATGTTCCGGTGTGCAGCAAACCCTCGTGCCGTCTTGAAAAGTCAAACAAATAATACGGGCGTTTGATCTCGTTTTTCGTGCCGATCTGTAAAATTTCGGTCCGTCAATCGTATGGACAAAACCCGTTTCATTCATATCTGCAATTCTGATCTGACCGTCAGGCGTATCAACTAGTGTCTCTGCCACAAAACAATGGTCTTCAACATCCGTATCAACATCATCTGGATCTTTATCATCGCGCGGCAAGCTGGGTACCAGCTCAATCCAATGCTTACACTGCCTGAATACAAACAAACCGGGATGCTCTCTCGGACCGCCGCCTTTTGGCGGTTTCCCGTCCTTTAAGAGTTGCCGGATAGCTTCCCAGCCTCTTTTTCTGGAACCCGGGGACTTATCAGCTTTTATCCAAGCTACACCAACACACTCAATGCCGTTAACCCGCACTGGAACACGCATCTGATCGCCAATAGACCGGCCGCCGCTATCCGTACTATCGTCAAAGATGCTGGAGTCGGCCGGACCAGGTTTAACCCGGGTGACAGCACCGCGGGAATTACGTAGTCCCAATGCGATTTCCCGCTCGACAATACCTGTTGCAATTTGACTGCCGGTGAGTTTCAGACCCTCGTTATGGCCGCCGCTGGTGCCATACCATTCGCCAATTCTAAAACGATCGCCTTTAACCGTGGAGCGAACAGAGCCATCAGGCATATCAACATCACAGCCATCGCTCATCGCCCACCACCCGACACTGAAAGGACGAGAGGAGCCCCAGTCAAAGGCTCTTTCAATGCGCCAGGATTTAGGAATAACGAACTCATCGACAATATGATATTTCGCCTCATACAAGTCATCGAACATCCCGCCAGACACGATATCCCAGCTGCCGTCCAACCACGCCTCAGCCACGGCTTTACTCGTGGCCGCAGCAATGATCGTGGTTTTGTAATCTGGATCGGCGTTGAGAAGGATTTTGTTTTCGTTAATGTGTCCGTGAATAGCACAGCGGTGTGGCTCCGGTCGGCCACTAATGTCAACGGCATCAAGTATCACAACAGTCAGCCACCACTTGCCGTGCAGTTGGAATCGTCCCTTAACCCAGTTATGACCAACACCGTACGGGTTGGTCGTGGCACGAATCATTTTTGGCACCCCAGGCGTTGCAGATCGACAACAGGCCATCATTAATTTGTAACACTGATCATTGGCCCAATTGGTCAGTTCCTCCCAGCCAATAAAAGGATACTCATGACCGTGGTAGTTCCAGTAATCTTGTGAGCGCGCCATGTGGCGGAGCAACAAGCGTTCCCCGGTCGGCCACTCCCACGTCATTTTTGAGCGGTTAAATCTGGCTGCGGGAAATATTTGGCGAAACCATTTCTCTGACTTGGCCTGAACGTCAGCCAGTTGTGGATATGTCTGACGGAAAATTACCCCTGACCAAGCCGCTCCATACCCTTTTCCAACATGCTGCGCGAAAGCCATTATTAAAGAATCGGTTTTACCATTACCCCGCGTTCCATGGAACAAACACTCAAACAGCCGACAACTCATAAAAGCAGTCTGACTGCCTTCCTGCGGCGACCACACCACAGTGTTGTCATTGACATACCGTGGCGGAACAGCTTCTTCCAGCGTCCTAGCAACGATCAGACGCCCGTTGAATTCCTCCTGCTCTTCAGGTGTCGGTTTATATGCAGTAGCCGCTGTCACACTTAATCTTTTCCTGATTTGTCAGGTGCCGTCCGATTGGTATTGGCCTTTTCCTCTTCGAGAATCCATTGTTCCGGCGTCATGCCCGCCGGGGCGACCAGTACGCCGCCCTCAACAACATGCTCGTGACGCTCCCGAAACGCCTGGACATCGACGTGCTTGCCAATCAATTCGATGCGCTTGATACGCTCAGAAAGTTTAAGTTTTGTTGTAACGCCGATCTTGACACCGGCAACGGTGATTTCATCAACATCCATGCCCGAGACCAACCCCTGACGAAATACAAGGGGCCAGTCATGAATTTTCTTAATTGAGCCGTCATCATTGTAGAGTTCCGACATATCCGCTTCCGCTTCGTTGGCTAATCGCTTTAGTACCCAATCAGCATCAATCTTTGTGCGCTCGGAACGTTTCCTCGTTGCTGCGTCAATGGCTTTCGCAATGACAGGTTTTGACAGGTTCTCCGTTCCTGTTTGGCGAGCCGTCTTTTCCGAATACCCAGCTCGTATTGCCGCCTGTGTTGCGTTGAGGTCTATCAGATACTCATCGACAAAACATTGTTGTTTATTTGTGAGTTTTTTGTCCTTTGCTTTAGCTGTTTTTTTCTTTGTTTTCTTTGCCATGTAGAATTAACCCTTGACATTGTTTCACGTGGAACAACCAAGACTCCTGCACCCCTTTATGAGCGTTAATGTTTACCCAACAAAAAACCGCCCCAATGAGGCGGATTATCCACTAAAAAACCCGCCACTGTTACCAGTGCGGGCATACTTCTCAAACCATATATGAAATCTAGCCAAATATCGGGCATTTCGGGCAACTCCGTCAAGCACTTTTTTTCAAACCCCCAGAATTCAGCCAATCTGCAATATCCTGTAGTGCCTGCTTATGACGGTATTTCAATGTTCTTTCGCACTTACGAAACCGGCCCGCGAGTTTCCACCAATAGTTCTGTTTTGACGCCCGCGCCCACAGCAACTTGGCATCCCTACGCGATACCTGCCGCAGCCAGTGCAAGACCTCGATGGTTCGGTCAAGTGCGTCCATATCCGGCGGGTCAGGTTTTATTTCCATGTTACGGTACCTACCCTCGGCAATGGCAATCCCATAAACATCGCCGAACTCCCGGAGCACGTCCGGCATTGAAGATCGGTAGCCAGACGGGCGAGGGAACGGCAGGCGGGACAATGTGTCCACTGCTTCCTCAAGGCGATCGGCCACTTGACCACACGTCCAGAGGCCAGAATTCGCCCACTGAGTAGCCTTAGAGTTTTTTTGTATAGAAGGTATGTCAGCACTCATTAGCGGGCTTCCTCTCTGCCTGCGTCATGTGCAAGGATAGAAAATTTCCGATAGTCATTGTCAATTGTCCATTACCCTTCCCTCTTTCCGTACAGTTTTTTGCCCAAAGTGTTGACCAGTTCCTTCTCCGGCCATGTCAGCCGATCGTCGAGAATATTAACCACCAAGATACCCAAACGCTGCCAACCGTCCTCCTTGACTGCCTCCGGTACCGGACGGGTGGTCCCGCGGCATTCTATACCCCTGTTCATTCTCATGACGAATTCAATTCAACCCACCGGCCGCATCAAAAGACCGCCATTGTCTACATGGTCTCGCTCGCCATCTGTCAGGATCTGAACCACAGGTGGTTTATACCACTCAAAACCCGCCTTCATATTCTGGTCAAAAACCCTATACATGGAACTTTTCATCATGCCGTCACATCCTGATCCGGTATGGCTGTGGGAGATTATGAAGGGTGTGGTGCCATAGTCCCGGTCGACAGTGACAATATGACCAAAGCATTTTTCGCAGGTGTAAATATTCTTCTTACCAACACCATCAAACATTTTTTCTTGTTCGAGTTTCGCTTCCATATCTCTAATTTTCCTTTTCTATTTTAGCCGTCTTCCTTGACCGTGTTAAAATACTGTGCCACATTTGAGGCATCATAAATTAACAAGGTCGTGCTCATGCCGCTGCCTCTAAACTATGCCTTTCCCGAAGCACTGCCGCATACCCCTCCAGAACATCCTTGAATATCCTGTCGGCGTCTATCAGCGCCGCCGTTACCCAAAAAAGCTTTAGGCTCTCGGTGCTTGACATTTTTCGAATATCTTCCTGAGTTGCCGGGCCAGTAGCGCCCTCGTTGCAATCGTTACGAGACAGGATATCGGCACCCATATCACACAAAACCGAAACCAAGTCTGAAGCAAAACTGGTCACCATGTAACATTTATCATCAGATGGCAGATACCCCACTATCTCAGCGACCCCAAAAGCAGCCGCAATATTTTCCTCAGCTGATTCCGTCGACTTGACCAGACAATACTGCGGCGCCTCAAACACCAACTGACGAAGATGTTTAATCATCGGTCGGTTTCAAACCCGTCAGTGGAATGTAACAGTATTCCCACTCAATCTTGAACATGCCGGCAACCCGCTTGGGGCCGTTACGGTTTTTCAGGAACCGCAGGACCATATTGCACTCAGGATCATGAAACTTTTTGTCCTGTCCAATTGCCAGGATAAGACTGGCCGCCTGTTCCATGTCCGAACCGTCGCGGATCATTTCTGGTTCCCAATCCCAAATGCTGACACTGGCACATGACCGTTGCAGTTGGACCCCCATCACCACAGCGATACCCAGACCACCGGCAAGGTTTTTCATACCCTGCATAACCGCCTTCATGCGCTGGTAACTACTGGAATTGTCAATGCCATCCGATTCCATCAACTGCCCAAAATCAATAATTACAAAATCTAGAGCTTTCCTGGATTTTGAATTCCGGTAGGCAATCAGATCGGCAACGAATTGTGGATCGTACATCACCGTCGGAGATATGATCTTGGTTTCATCAACCAAGGTATTCGCGTCGACGATCCGAACATGGCGCATGACTTTCCGGTTAAATTTATCCATTTCAGCACATTTGCCATGACCGGCAATGGCTTTCGTCGCCTGCCAAACGGTAGACGCCATCAGTGAATGATTCAGGTTTATCGATCGTGAATAACCGGAAAGCAGTTTGGCACGGATTGCATAACCGGGTTCCTCAAGCGTGATAAACAACCCGTTTGCTCCAGCTTCAGACATGCGCAACGCAAGGTTTGAGAGTATTGTCGTTTTCCCCCCGCCGGTCCGAGCGCAAACCATGGTGATCGCGAATTTCGGAATACGCAAATTGAAATCCGAGATATCGCCCGCAGCTGATCGGTTGTGCAGACTGAACCCGGTATCTATCCCCTCGCCAGCTCTCAGCGCATCGGCTTTCATTCGCTCCAGGTGTTTATCAACCGGTTCAAGAAGCAATTCGTAAAGGGATTCCCGATAGGCTTTGTCTTCGACGCTCAGCATTACCATTTTTCCTTTCGTGTCAGAGATTGATCATCGAAATTACCCTCAATAATTTTTTGAAAACTGGGTTCCGCCAGCATGAAATCAATCGTCGCCCGGAACCCGTTGACTTCGCCGCGCAGATATTTGCTGTTCTGGATTTTGTTCAGAGCCTCAAACCAGACATCAATCCCGTGTTGGTTCAATCTGGCCAACAACTTGGTTCGTCGTATTTTGTTGAGCGCTTTCGGTACTGGCAAATTGCACTGCCTGGCAATGACTTGGAATTTTTCAAATGCAAAATCAACGTTGTTATCCTCCGGTGGTTCAGAGTCATTCGATGGTTTAGATTTGTCATCAGGATGATTGTTGTCAGCACTTTCCCCTTCAATGGGGTTAGGGGGTGTATCAGGTTCCTTTCCCTGTTCCTTTCCTTTCCCTGTTCCTTTCCTTTCCGGCTGTGAGTGTTCATTGTTTATTCCATGAGAGATCAGTGAATGTTTATTAACGCTTTGTAACTCCTTGATTTTACTTGCACTTGGCCGGTTTACAATTTGATGTTGCGTGAACTTTCTTATCAATCCGTACATTTTTCCGTCTGAGCCTGTAAACAGTTCGATATAATCAATAGATACCAGTTCCGTGAGCATCACCTGAACGCTCACTGAATCATCACGGAGCGGACAACAGGCTGCTTTGACCAGTTTTGGATTGGCTTTAAAAAACCCCTCATCGTCGGCATAATTGAGCAAGGCGGCGGCCAGCATGTGCGTCTCAGGGGCGAACTCGCTAAGGTCTTCATGTAACCAAAATTCTGGCTTTATCGTCCTTATTCGTGCCATCAAGCAATCCCCGTTTTCCAAGCACTTGTGTCTTTGCATTTTTTGCAAATCCATTCGCCAAAATTGAGCGACAGGAACGCCTTTGAACACATCAGACAGTTCCTGGTTTTCTGAATCTGTTTTTGATCGGATTGGGGTTTGGTGAGGTTGGTCATGCGGCTCGCCCCTCAACAAGAGGGTCATAATCCCCTACCCGTTCCAGTGCTTTGCGACAGGGTGGTATCCAAACCATAGGCAGTGGGTCAAACCCCTTGATCCATACGAGCCACGTATAGCTGGTAGCAGTGCTACCAGTTGGGTCTATACGGCCTCTGAACATCGGAATACGTTCAACAAAAGGGGCAACGATGGTCGGCGGGTTGTCTTTGTAGAGTGTTTCGTATCGGTTTATACCTTCAAGAAACGACGTTCTAACAATAACGGCAACACCGACACGGGCAATATCGAGACCACGTTCGATAAACTGTTTTGCTAAACGAAATGGCGGGTTGGTGATGATCATGTCAAAAAACCCTGGCGCGTTTGAAAAACCTTCGAGACAATAATTTTGCAGGAAATCATGGATGGGGTAACCGACACCATAATCATGAATGTCACTAGTAAAAACCTCCTCAAAATATTCCTGTAATGGTCGCACCATGTAACCGCGATTAGCTGCCGGTTCCCAT